AGATAAACAAAATTATTATTGATTTACACCAACCTCTTTTAACGGATGAAGCCAAAGAAGAAGTAATGAATCTTATAAACTTACCTTTAAATCCTGAAGGTAGAGATTATAAAAATGTTTTAAAAATGATGTTTGAGGATGGTGTTATGTACGCTATCCCTGGTGGAGAAAATGGGTATGTAAATTTTTTAGACCCTTTTATAAAACTTTCTAAAATTGAAAAAAGTAATTTCAATAAATTATATAAATAAGAATTATCATTCCTTTAAGTAGTGGTAAAACAGAAGAAGAGGTAGTTAAATTATGTCACTACACAAATCTACAACCCCTATGTAGTAAAAATAACAGACATATTAAAAGAAACAAATATTAATAACTTAAATTAAAAATTATGAAAAAATTTGAATTTTTACTTAAAATCAATAGTAATATTATCTGTCAAAGATATTTTTCGATGAAAAATTTTAATCCAAAATCGGTTAACTCAAGAGAGATGTTGGATTGTGTTAATGATTGTGTTGAGATAGTACAAAAACAATTGAAAGATAAGTCTTTTGAGTTCTTGTGGGGTCAATACAATCCTTATGAAAAACAAACCGAAGAACAAATAAATAGAACACCAATTTACGACAAAGAAGACATCTTTGATTTTGAAATCAGAATAGATGAAAGAGTTGTAGCAGCTAAAAAATTCACTGGAAATATTTATCCACAAAGAGTTAGATATAGTGTTGATATTCGTGAATTAATCCCTAAAATTATAAACCAAATACAAGATATTTTAGGACAAGAAAAATTTTCTGTGGAATACAGTACAACAAAATTGTAAGGGCTATTTATGAGTATACAAACTAAAAAGATGGGTAAAAATGTTACATTAGGGTATTTAGGTTACAAGTTTCAAACAGAGTTAATTAACCAACTTTTACATCCAGCTAATAAAAAATTTTCAGATAGAATCATAGACATTGTACACGCAAAGTACTTTGAAAATGAATATTTTCGTCTCATAGTAGCCCAAATAAAGGACTACTATGAGAAATACGAAAAGATTCCCGCTATGGATACTTTGGAAACTATTTTTAAGATGGAGATTAAAGATAAGGTTACACAAGATTATGTCTTTGAAATGTTAAAAGAAATTCGTGAAATGGCCGTACCTGATTGGGAGTTTGTTCAAAAGAAAGCATTAAACTTTTGTAGACAACAAGAACTAAAAAAAGCCAACGAAAAAATTACTAAAATTGTTGACAATGGTGAGTTTGATAACTACGAAACTTGTGCTGAAATTTTAAGAGAAGCTCTTTCAATAGGTTCTGAAAAAGACGAAGGAACTTCAATAACCGAAAATATTGAGGCAGTATTAGAAAAAGACTTTAGACACCCAATTCCAACAGGGATAAACGGCATTGACCAATTAACCGATGGTGGTTTATCACGAGGTGAACTTGGGGTTGTTCTTGCTCCATTTGGGGTTGGGAAGACGACAGTACTAACTAAGATGGCTAATACAGCTTATAATAATGGTTATAATGTTTTACAAATTGTTTTTGAGGATATGCCTGATGTTATTAAAAGAAAACATTTGGCTTGTTGGTCAGGTATTGATTTAAATGAGTTATCCGATAGAAAAGAAGAAGTCTTAGCTAAACATAAAGAAGTTACCTCAAATAGGACTAACGACCTTAAAATTAGAAAGTTTACATCAGAAGGAGTTACAATGCAAACAATTAAATCGTTTGTTAGACATGAAATTTCTACAGGATTTAAACCAGATATAATTCTTTTAGACTATATTGATTGTGTTGAATCAGTAAAACAATACGGTGATGAATGGTCAGGTGAGGGAAATGTTATGAGAAGTTTTGAATCAATGCTAAGTGAATTTAATTTAGTTGGATGGACAGCCGTTCAAGGAAATAGAAGCTCAATTAGTGCTGATGTTGTTACAGGTGACCAAATGGGTGGTTCCATTAAGAAAGCTCAAATAGGACATTTCATTATGTCCATAGCAAGAACCCTACCACAAAAAGAATCTGGAAGAGCTACTATAGCTGTTTTAAAATCACGCTTTGGACGTGATGGAGTAATATTTGAAGATTGTACTTTCGATAACGGTAAAGTATTCATCGACACAGAAACTTCACAAACATTCTTAGGTTATGAAAAAGGCCAAGAAGAAAAAAAAGAAAATCACACTCGTGATAGAATACAAAGAGCAAAAGAGTTACAAAAAAAATAATTAAAAATTTAAAAAATAAAAAAATGGAGATTTCAAGCACGATACTTTCCGACATTACTGTCTACATGAAGTACGCAAAATACGTTCCTGAATTAAATCGCAGAGAAACGTGGGAAGAGTTAGTAACACGCAACAAAGAGATGCATCAAAAAAAATTCCCTCATATTAAAGAGGAAATTGAAGAAGTTTATAAACTAGTTTACAGTAAAAAGGTTTTACCTTCTATGAGAAGTTTACAATTTGGTGGTAAACCAATTGAAATTTCACCAAATAGAATTTATAATTGTGCTTATATACCAATCGACCATACAGATTCTTTTTCTGAAACAATGTTCTTACTTTTAGGTGGTACAGGTGTTGGTTATTCAGTACAGAAACACCACGTAGAAAAACTACCAGAAATTAAAAAACCAAGTTCAGCTAGAACTAGAAGATATCTTATTGGAGATTCTATTGAAGGCTGGGCTGATTCTATTAAAGTTTTAATGGAGTCTTACTTTGGTAGCAAAGCGTCTACACCTGTTTTTGATTTTTCCGATATTAGAGCCAAAGGAGCAAGATTAGTAACGTCTGGCGGTAAAGCCCCAGGTCCTCAGCCACTAAAAGATTGTTTACACAATATTAAAAAAGTGTTAGATAATAAAAATGATGGTGATAGATTAACACCTATTGAAGTACATGATATCGTATGTTTTATCGCTGACGCGGTATTAGCTGGTGGTATACGTAGAGCAGCTTTGATTAGTTTATTTTCAGCTGATGATGAAGAAATGATTTCTTGTAAATCAGGAAATTGGTGGGAACAAAATCCACAAAGAGGTAGAGCTAATAACTCAGCCGTTTTAATGAGACATAAAGTAACAAAAGAATATTTTAATGACCTTTGGAAACGTATTGAATTAAGTGGAGCTGGTGAACCAGGGATTTACTTATCAAATGATAAAGATTGGGGAACTAATCCTTGTTGTGAGATAGCACTTAGACCAAATCAATTCTGTAACTTATGTGAGGTTAACGCTAGTGATATTGAATCACAAGAAGATTTTGAAGAAAGAGTTAAAGCAGCTTCATTCATTGGTACATTACAAGCGGGTTACACAGACTTTCATTATCTTCGTGATGTATGGAAACGTACAACAGAAAAGGAGGCCTTAATTGGTGTAGGAATGACTGGTATTGGGTCTGGTGTTGTATTAGGTTATGACATGAAAAAGGCTTCTAAAGTTGTAAAAGAAGAAAATGAAAGAGTTGCTAATTTAATTAACATTAATAAAGCGGCAAGAACTTCGACTGTAAAACCGTCTGGAACTTCTTCTTTAGTTTTAGGGACTTCATCAGGTATTCACGCTTGGCACAATGATTATTATGTAAGAAGAATTCGTGTAGGTAAGAACGAATCTATTTATTCTTATTTATTAATTAATCATCCAGAATTGGTTGAAGACGAATATTTCCGTCCACACGATACGGCAGTAATTTCTATCCCACAAAAAGCACCAGAAGGAGCTATTTTAAGAACAGAATCGGTATTCCAATTATTAGAGAGAGTTAAAAAAGTATCTCAAGAGTGGATAAAATACGGACATAGAACAGGATCTAACACACATAACGTTTCAGCGACAATTTCAATCAAAGACAATGAGTGGGATTTAGTTGGAGAATGGATGTGGGATAATAAAGAACATTATAATGGACTTTCTGTTTTACCTTACAACGGTGGTACTTATATTCAAGCACCATTTGAAGATATAACTAAAGAAAAATATGAAGAATTATTAAAATCTTTAACAAATGTTAATTTAAGTGGTGTTATAGAATTAGATG